TTATTTTAACTAGGTTCTGTAGGCCATGCAATGTTATATGGATCTGTTTGTGTTTGTGGAATTTGTCTAAGCTCATTTCTATAATTTTTCCAATCATCGGATAGTGTTAAATCACTACTAGCTCTCCAATCTGTTCCTTGTAATTTACGATCTCTTTCTAATCTTATATTTGCCCATTGTTCATTTATAAGAGCAGTCTGCTCATCTGAAGTTGTAGATTCTACCTTTACGTTATAGGCTTTACCCCCTTCAACATAAACATCTACAGTAGATAGCTTTTGAGTTGGTGTTGTAAAGCTAAGAGTTTCTATAAGTTCAACTACATTATTTGTTGTTAGAAAATCTGCGTTAGGGCCAGCAGTAGTAAAGCTAGTATTAGGGAATAATTGTTGGATCGTACCAGTGTTTTTCACAGTAGCACCATCAATAACTGCGTATTTCATAATTACGAATCAATATATAAACATATTAGCTTAGAAATATTTAGTATCAAAATTAATTATTAATAACCGTATGTAGCTTTCATTGCATTAAAATTATCACTTATTTCTGTTGCACTTAAAACTCTATTATAAACTAAATAAGCTGCAATATTACCTTGAAATGGATAAGAGCCGGCACTAACGCTACTTGCATAGGAAGCACCAAAGTTAAAATCACTAAAAGTTCCAGTGCTATTATCTCCGTCTGTGACACTTTGAAATAAAGAACCGTTTACATAAATTTTCCAAGCATTAGAATTTGAATTAGGACTTCCTGTTATTTCATAGGTTAGAGTAAGGTTCCACCATGTATTTAAAGTTCCATTAGTCCAAGCATGATATCGTGCAGCTCCATTATTAGGTTCCCACATACCTATCGTTTGACCATTTATCTCGAAAGAATACCTAAAACCACCCTGATCTATCATTACCATAAAAGAACCCCAAGCTGTCGGATAACACCAAACTGAATAGGTAAAAGGTCTATAGTAATTACGACTAGTAAAAGGTATATGACCTGCAAGATTTGCAAAATATTTTGGGGTTCCACTTGATGAAAAAGCAGAATAATTACCACTTGTATATAACGCTGCATTACCAAATGTTCCTGATGTTGCTAAATTTGTCCATGTAGAACCACTACCAGAATATGAATTAGGATCATTTGCATCTAAATATATATCTAAACCATTTTCTTCAATCGGTAAAGATGAGCCACCACCACCAGCAGCACGAAGATGATGCGATCTCATGAGAGATCTCCTATTGTCGCTCCATATAATTGACTACCAACTTTAAATAATTCTATCGCTGTAGCATTAGCACCGCCAAGTGTAGGTGCAGAACCACCGTTCCACTTCATTGTAGGCCAAGTCAAAGTATAGGCAGATGCAGTTGCAGTGACTATAAGAAGCATAGATTGACCTGTAGTTAAACTATCGGTTGCAGTTCTATTTGCTCCTAATGTCCAAGTTTGCACCATTCCATTATCAGGGTCTAAGGCAACAGATGAAGCGTCAGTTATAGCAAATACATTTTCATTTATTGCATCTTCAAAAACAACGGAACCTGTAAACGTACCACCTGTTGCAGTAATACCTGTAGCTGTAGTTGCAAGCTTTGCAGATCCGCTATGTTTTAAGCTGACACTGGAATCTGATGCTATAGATACTGCGTTATTAGAGTTGGACGGATGTTGTATTTCTTCTACTTTTATTGTTGACATAGTAATTAAAAACGCATTATTTGTATTTTACCCTCTTAACTAGGCTTTGTCGGCCATGTAATATTATCTGGATCGGATTGTGTTGGCACATCTCTGAGTGCTTGACGATAAGTCTTCCAATCATCACTCACCGCAAGTCCTGTTTCAGATGCTTTTGTGATAACCCAATCTGTTTCTGACAATAAACGATTTCTTTCATTTCTTACTTGCATCCATCTAATATCTGTTTCTGAAGGTGCAGCAGCTTTTGCAGCTTCTATTAATGAAATCTCTTCAGAACTTAAAGGTACTACTACCCCATTTACTAATTTGTTCATTAACTCTCCTTGTATTTGTAAATTACAATTTCAGTACCAGCTACAAAATTATCACTAGGTACTTCTAAGCTTACACCATTAACTTTTGCGTAAGTATCAGTTTGGTTTGGATCATTGTTAGTGTTATTACTTGGAACTTTCCAACCATCCCAAACAAGTTGACCTTGATTAGAATGATAATTTATTGAAGCATGAATCCAACTATCGGCACCTGTATATATTTCAAAATAACCATTACTCTTAGTTAGCCAACCATTGACGTTAAAATACCAACCATCATTTGAAGAGAAAGTATTAGTCGTACCACTATAATTAATATAGTGGGCAAAGCAATCACCATTCATGTGTTTACTAGCACTATTATCTACGTGTGGAAATACTCTTAACCGAGTATAATTTACGGTTCTTACGTGATTTAAATTAAATCTATATACAGTGTCGTAGTCTAACCCATATTCCACTATGGAATTTTGATTAGCAGTAAGAGATATTTTCTTTACAAATTCTAAAGAACCACCACCTACACCAGTTAAGTTAGAACCATCAATAGCTGGTAAAGCACCTGTTAAGTTAGCTGCTGGTAAAGCCGTAAGGCTTGCACCTGAACCCGAAAAAGTTGTAGCTGTACAATCACCATTAACAGTCGCACCAGTGCTAGTAAGATTGATTGTTGATGAAGAGTGTTGCCTAGATTGAATGGTATCTACTTTTATTGTTGACATAATGATTTAGTTAGGTTTTGTGGGCCAAGTGATGTTGTCAGGATCAGCCTGTGTAGGCACGTCCCTTAATGCTTGACGATAGGTTTTCCATTCGTCAGAAAGAGTAACATCACTAAAGGCTCTCCAATCACATTCTGCAAGCAAAGAATTTCTTTGATTTCTTATTTGTTGCCATTTAATGTCGGTTTCTGAAGGTGCAGCAGCCCTTAATGCTTCTACTTCCGCAATTTCTTCAGCAGTTAAGGGAACTACTACCCCATTTACTTGTTTATACATTAAGACTCCTTGTATTTGTACAAATAAATTCGACTCAAGTTGGTATAGTTATTACCCCAACCATTAATAGTAAAACCATTCATTTTGGCATATTGATGTGTTTGATTAGAATCATTGTTAGTATTAGTTTGAACACCTTTTCTACCATAAAACTGAGAAAAGCCATCGTCGTAAAGAGGTCTCATGGCTCCCATAATCCAAGGACGAAACCCTGTATAAAACTCAAAATAACCAGCCATATTAAATGAATAATTACCCATCTCAAAGTTCCATCTATCAGAAGTACTATCTTGATATGTGCCGTTCATATCAATACGCCTCAAGTCACATCTATCAGTACTACTTTGAGAAACAAATTTTGTTGTTTGGTTATCCATGTGTGGGAAAAACTCAATCCTTGCAGCCCAATCAAAAATGCCTGCGTTAACGTTAACCCTATATAGAGTATCGTAATCAAGACCTGTTTCTGTTATTTCATTGACAGTAGTAGTCGGACTCAAATCTTTAACAAATTCTAACGATCCACCACCTGCGTTAGTTAAAAGATTAGATGGTATTGCTCCTGTTAAATTTGCTGATGGTAAGGAGGTTAAACTTGCACCTGACCCTGAGAAGGTTGTAGCTGTACAAGACCCATTTACTTCTAACACGCCAGTTCCGTTAGGAATAATTCTTACATTTCCGTTTGTTGTATTAGTTTGTATCTCATCAACAATTATTTTTGACATTTTTAAAAACTATTTTTTTTTATTGTAAATCATATTTATAAATATATCCACTTTTAAACAAAGGTCATGGTGGAGTTTGCACTTACTGTAAGAACAGCACCAGAAGCAACAATCATAGGACTAGCTGCTACATAATTATAATTCTGTTGTGTTGTAAAGCTAGCATCCATTTGATTTTCTGCTTCTACAAATAATTCTTCATTATTAGGACCAGCCAAACCACCTGGTAAATTAGTTAAATTTGCACCTGATACTGCTGGTAAAGTTGCAGGAAATCTAGCATCTGGAATCGTTCCATCAGTGATTCTGTCCGCATTAACAGTATTGCTATTTGTGCTTACAGCATTACCCATATATGCGTGTGCGGAACACTGATAATGTAAAACTGTTGGAGTGTCATCAGTTACAGCAATTTCTGTATAAGCCCCACTACTACCTGGAGTTCCAATAGTTGTTACATTTGTTGTATAAGCTGTTGTTTTGTCTGCTTCTAAATAAAAACGTAAAGGATGGCCTGAGTTAGTACTATCAGATTGGTCAAATCTATATGTTGAGCCAGGGCATAAAATTAAAAATGGAGCATCTTTATAAATTCCATTGTCATTACTTAATCTGTACCCCAAACTAGATCCCAGTAGTGGATTATTATACCTGTGATTACTGTTTTTACTTGCAACAGTTACTTTAAATACATGAACAGCATTTGCTGAACCGTAATACCATCGTTCAAGTGCTAAAGTTGGTGCGGTGATGGTTTGAGAACATTGGAAGGTACAACCGCTTAAATTAGTTCCTTCATGAGAACCAAACATAAAAGAATTAGACCAAGCAGTACCGCCACCATACGGTGCCCTAACTGCTAACTTACTACTCGATAACTCCAAGCGTATAAGGCTACTTCCAAATTGAATTTGACCAGTGCCTCTATTACCGCTAGTGAATCCATAAATATCTAATCGTCCTGTAATTTCTGCTCCAGCAGTAGTTTCAGCAATTTTTGTAGTAAATAATAATCCTCCACTATGATTTGTTCTTAAAAGATTACCAGTAGCGGTTCCATCTTCACTTGGTAGCGTGAATGTTGTATTTGTAGAGATAGAAGATGCTGCTTTAAGACCTGTATAGTTTGTACCATTTGCAGTTGCTTCAAATAAACGTAATTCTTTTTCATTTTCAACAAGAATATTAAAACCATTAGTTTCTAAATCACCACCTAATTCTGGAGTAGTGTCTCCAACTAAACTTGTATCAATCGTAGACCAAGTTGTAATTCCAGCATTTCCACTAGATGTTAAAACCTGACCAGTACTAGGTGGTGCTGGTGGAAAAGTAAGTGTATAACTTGTTTGACCTGTTTGATCTACTG